CATTAAGACAAGAATTAGGTAATTATTTTCAATCAATCGAACAAGTTTATAAGTCTATTCATACAGATAATAAGATATATATAGCCCCTGCAGGATATTATGGTCAAATGATGTACTATCTCTTATCGTATTTACAAAATAAAGTTATTGGATTTCTTGATAATGATCCTTTAAAATCTGGTCAAAGAGTCTATGGAATACCATTGTATGTTTATCATCCTAGTATATTAACTAATATTGATTCACCTTTTGTACTGTTATCATCTAGTTTATATTCAGATGAAATTGTAAAAGATATGTTAAAGTATAATCATACTATAAAATTTATTCAAATTTAACTTGGCAGCCGAGCGGGGCAAGCGGTGCCGGCTTAAAATTTGAAACATCTAAAACATATAGGAGATAAGTAAAGGGATGTATCATACCATTTACTTAGATGAGCGTGTAGCACTGACGCCTGGTGAAATGAATAACGTACATAAGGCGGATGATGTGAAAGATATGCTGGTTATGAAACTCAAGGAACGCCACGAATCCAAGTGTAACGCAAACGGATATGTTAAGCCCGATTCTATCGAACTTGTTGCCCGTAGTGCCGGTGCCGCCGAAAACGGTCGCTACACCGGCAACTTCGTCTATGACTGTAAGATGAAATGCGATGTGCTTTACCCCAAGGGTGGTATGGTGATGAATGTACTGGTCATTAAAGTCACAAAGATGGGTGTCTACGCCGTCTTTGAGGAGGCGATTCGTATTCTAGTACCCCGTGATATTCACATTGGCAACACCGCCTTTGATGGCATCAAGGAGGGTGATATGATTAAGGTTCGTCTTGAACGTAGTGAAATTAAGACAAATTCTCCTTTCATTATGGCAGTCGGTAAGCTGGTAGACGAAGATCAGACGGAGCAGGATGCGTAAAACGATTATGATGAAACACTGGGCTCTTATTAACTATATGTCAACGGACGCAGTAGTCACAACACCCGGTACATTATCACCAGACGAATATGAGCGACGCAAGCTATTTTTAGAAAGTCTGAAAAGTCTAACAAAGACTGAGCATATTGAGATTATCCGAATTCTACAAAAGCATTCCGCCGAGTTTTCTGAGAATTTGAACGGAGTGTTTTTTAATTGCTGTAATCTTGCCCAGCCGGTCTTTGATGACCTTGAACTTTTTATCAAGTTTACCCAGACGAATCGCAAGAATCTTGCTGACCGCGAGATGTATCTTAGTTCTTTAACCCGGACTGCGGGGCTTATTAGCCCGTCGGGGCTTGTAGGTGACTCTGATGGAGGGTCTAAATGAATCGACACTTTATATACATAAATGGTTCATTGGAATGAATTATCTGACTTCTTAAAGTCTAATCCGTTTCAAACATATAATGTTCGTGGGCTGGAACTTCTGATTCCTGAACAAAAGGATATTGATCACTTTCCTATTTATACGCCTTCCGCAGTCGCTTCCGCAGTCGCCAGCTCTGTTGCTGTGCCCGTTGCTGCACCCGTTGCTGCACCTGTTACTATGCCCGTTGTAGCACCCGTTCCAAAAGTAGCAAAACTCAATATACTCAAACATACCCTTGATCCTATTGTATTTGGTATTGAGCACATTGATATTCTCTATAATGACTCCCCTAAAGCCAGTAAGCGCCAAATGGAAATCAATGAAGCCCTTCGCTGCGAAGCACGTATTGACGAACTCTATAAGTCCCAGGGTGGACGGTCTCGTGGCTGGACCAAAACAATGCTTGAAGCAATTATCCGTCCTCGGTGCGCATCCGGCGGTGACCTTCACGAACTCAAACAAGCCAAATCTGTCTTTCTATGGCAAGTTGTCAAAAGTGATAAATCTGTCTCCGCATTTCTAGATTTTCTATGTGTCGCCAAGCAGATTCAAGTTGCTATTTGGGATGAAGACTCAAAGATGATAACCCTATATCCTGCTGCCGACTATATTGGAGAGGGGGCGTGTGAGGTAAAAGGACTTTACAATGTACATCATAGTGGCGCTATGATGAATATTGGTGGAGTACGCACCGGAAAAGATCTAGTCGACTATGCTACAAAGAATTCGTGGACGCTTCTGCCGGCAGCATCGGTTATCCATAGTCTTGAGAAACTCACGTTGGCGGAACTCGAATCCGTTGGAAAGAAGCTTGGAATGGCAATGGTTGCCGGGTCGAAGGTAGAACGCATCGCCGCCATTGCCGGATACAAATTAAAGTCCCGACTCTCGGGCTGACCAGGGTGGAGATAAAAGTTGATGGCTTTAAGCAAAAAGTCTCAGACTTAATAGAAGTATGTCCTTAGAACTCAAATCTAGCGAATCCCAGGCGCTGGACACATTATGGACAGCGTGGGAATCTGCTACGGAAACCGAGATTGAAGCGACATTTAAGCGTCCTGATGGCAAGGAGCTCGATTATGCCTCGTTCTTGAATGCGATTAAGCATCTACGCAATATGGGTTTACAAGAGGACCCACAGCCGCCTAAACTTAACATTATGGTTGCCGGTGGTCTACGGTTCACTCTTGTCGGCGAAGGTACTGTACAAGCGTACTGCCGAGATAATACACTCAAGGGTAAGTCATTCTTCTGTATCCTCAAAGATAAGAAGCAGGCGGTTGCTCGCGGTCCCAGCGAAATCGATCTACCAGAGTACGGTGTTCGTGTCAAACTTCGTCGCGAAATTCCCCTTTCCAAAGACGACCCTCGTGTAGTTGATGCGGTCACTCGCTGGGCATCATTGCCTAAATCGTTCCGTTATATGCAACGTTTCAGTTTTACATCCCTACACTGGAAGGGACTCCAGTTCGACGCATCCTTTGTACGCGAAAATCGCAAAGATACCCGTGGAAATTATATCCAGGCAACCACCTTTACAAATGCCGGCATTGTCAAGCAGCCCACACATTACGAGCTGGAGGTAGAGGCTCTTTCAGGGGCGACCAAGAAAGCTCTTATCTTTGGTATGGTCTCAGTGCTGCGTGGTATTCAAAAGTCGTATATTCTTACCCGCGAGTCTGTACGTCAGCAGGTGGTGAGCCAGATGGAGGGGCAAACCGGTGCTAAAAAGGGATCCTTTCCTGGCTCTCAACCTATTACGCTACGTAAGACACATATGGGACTCGAAAAGGAAGCTGATACTGCCAACATTCGGTTAGAAGACTACAATGTTACCGATAAGGCGGACGGTCTGCGCTGCCTGATGGTGGTTGCGAAAAATGGGAGAATTTACCTTGTAGATCGCTCGTTAAATGTTTACGGCACCGATCGGCGGGTCGATGATGCCAGCGTGGCGGACTGGGCAGGATGCGTACTTGATGGTGAGTGGGTCACACGTGATGCATCCGATACGCCAATAAGCCGTTATTACGCCTTTGATATCTTCAATGGACGGCGCGGTGAGGATGTTTCTGCGCGTCCCTTTATTGTTCGCGGACTGGACGTCGCCGTAAGCCGTGAAGCGGCTATGCGTGAGACGGTTGCCGCACTCAGCAATGCCGAATATACGGTCAGCAATATTCCCAAGCAGAACAGTCTTTCCATTCATATGAAAACTTTCCAAACACCCACCGACCCCACCGATCCTGTTGGCATCTTCAAGGAGGCGGCATCCGTCTTGGACCGTTTAGCACGCGATGCGCCTTACCATACCGATGGTCTTATCTTCACGCCCAATACGTCACCCCTTGTCAAGAATATCAATACGTGGGAGGCGCAGCTTAAGTGGAAGCCCGCATCCCAGAATTCCGTTGATTTCCTAGTTGTTACCGAAAAGGAGAAGGATAGCGAGGGGAAAGTGACTATGGTAGATGCGATTAATACCAAGCTGCGCGAAGATACAAACCAGATTGTCCGTTACAAGACCCTGCGACTCTTTGTAGGTTCGTCGCTGGATCCTGCGCTTGTTGACCCGCGTGATACAGTTCTTAATAAGAAGCCATACCCCTCTTCACTTCAGGAGGGCACGCGCAGTGTCTACAAACCCGTTGAATTCACGCCACTTCCTCCAGACCCTATGGCATCCGTCTGCTATGTAGCGATGAATGCCGGTGCGACCGATGCCGCCGGTGCTGCGCCTGCTGCGCAGAGCCTGGAATCACTTGACGATACCATTTATTGCGAAATGACGAAAGACGCCATTACCAATCGTACAATTGTAGAAATGGTCTATAAGCCCGAAGCGCCCGCAGGCTGGCGCTGGGTCCCACTTCGCGTCCGTTGGGATAAGACTGAAGATTTTACGCGTGGCATTGTTGGCGGTACGCTTAACAGTGATAAGGTTGCCAACGACGTTTGGCTCTCGATTCACGACCCTGTGACCGAGTATATGATTCGCCGTGGAGCGATTACCGAAGAGGTGGTTATGGGCGGGGTAGCACCATTAACAACAAATCTAGCATACTACCAGCGTAAGGCGCCACAGCGGGATCTTAACAAAATTCGCGGGCTTACTGAATTCCATAATCGCTATGTCAAGGACGAACTGTTGTTGTCTAAGGTGTTAACCGCGGGCGCATCCGTGATTGATATGTCGGTTGGTCAAGCCGGCGATATTCACAAGTGGATGAATGCACGCGTCGGCTGGGTGCTTGGCTGCGATATTGCACAAACCGGTTTGACGGATAATAAAAATGGCGCCTACCGTCGTTACCTTCAGTATCTAATGCGCTCTAAGAACGGCGCAGGTGTTCCCCGTATGCTTTTCGTTCAGGCAGATTCGGCGGTTCGGTACGCTGACGGCGCCGCCGGTCAGACGCCCCTTGACCGATCAATGCTACGGACTCTGTGGGGCGAGGAAGATCCTACAGCCCCGCCATATGTTCAGGACATGCGAGGAATGGCGGCTGCCGGCTTTGACGTTGCCTCCCTTATGTTCTCGCTCCACTACTTCTTCAAGGACCGCGCAACGCTTGACGGCTGGCTACGTAATCTTGCTGAAACCGTAAAGGTTGGTGGATTCTTTGTTGGCTGCTGCTTTGATGGCGACAAGGTAGTTTCACTGCTCCAGGACCTGCCAATGGACGGAGTCCGACGCGGAAATGAAGGCGCCTCAGATATCTGGAGCATTACTAAGAAGTACGACGCCGAGATGTCTGTACTTCCGGCAACCGACGAATCCCTTGGCAAGTCCATTGATGTAAGCTTCATTAGTATCGGCGAGACGTACCGTGAATATCTTGTATCATTCCAGTACTTTGTCAAGCGTATGGCGGAAATTGGAATGGAACTGCTCAATTCGGCAGAGTTGGCAGCAATGAATATGGTTGCATCCACAAATCTCTTCTCTACCTCACACGAAATGGCAGCGGCGTCCGGTCGCAATTACGCAATGAGCTCGGTGATTCGCACGTTCAGTTTCCTCAATCGCTGGTTTATCTTCCGCCGCCGCTCTACTGCATCAACACTCTCATTGCCACCTACGCCCGTAATTGGCGCGGCGACCACTGCGCCTGTGGCTGTTGCCCCTGATGCGCCAGAGACCGTCGGTCCCACCGAGCCCTATGTTTCACCGGATGTTATTGCGGCGTTTGAACAACGGTTAGCTGCGCAACCGCGCATTTCAGCGCCTGCTGAAGTTCAGCCCAACGTAGAGGAGGAAGAAGCAGAGATGGTTGCAAATGCTGAAGAACTGGTCAACGAAGACGCTGAACGTGAGGCGGAGAATAAAGCGGAGACGGACATCGAAGAAGAGACAGAAGAGCCTGAACTTACACTTGCTACCGGTCCTGCCTATCCCTTCTACTACAAATCCGCGGCGAAGGATGACCTCAAGATAAAAGAAAAGGGCTGGCGTCGTGCAGTTAGCACCTTTGCACCCTTTATGTTCAAAGATCCTAAGAATTCTTCGATTGTATATCCCAATCTCGAGGCGGTGATTGGCGCGCTCAAATACGAGCTCGGCACCAATAAGCCTGAGCTCGGTGCGCAGCTGTTTAGCATTACCGGCAATATGTACCAAAAGTATCTGGAAGAAAAGCGGGCGCTCGGTGCCAGTCCTAGTGCTGAAGCCCTAGCGGTTCTCAGTGATGAACTTGGTGTGCGGATGCGCGATGCGCAGAAACCGGCAACTATCAAGAAAACCGGTGCGATCTTTACACCTGAAACGTATATTGCAGCGGTTGAAGCTCCTCTAAGTGCGTATCTCAAGCAACGCTATGATGAGGACGCCGTGTTTCGTAAGATTCTGGATGCCGTCAAGATGCAGAAAGTACGACTTGTTGCATATACGCAAGCGGCAGACAATGAAATGACTGGTACTATTGCCGCAGACGGAACAATAAGTGGCTCTAACTTACTAGGTCGCACAATGATGAAGTTGGTCGGTCTGACGTATTAGTTTAAAAATATAATGCAATAAATAGGTAATGGATTCTTTAGTCCTTCAGGATCCTGTAGCCTATGCGCCTTTGCCTTCAGCTCCCCAACCCTCAGCACCACCGGCAGATAGTATAGTAACCGTAAGACCTGAGCCTCTGACAATTAGATTAGTAGCGCCGGTAGTTGTACCGGCAGCCGATAACCGCAAGTGGCTTTGCTACTGCTGTTTTATTATCTTTGTATTTTTATTTGGCGCTTTCGCCTTTTATCATATGATGTTTGGTGCTCAGCGCAAAAATTGAGACCACCGATTTTGGCGCTGGGATTAGGCATAAAAGAGTTACGATGCCCCAGTCAATTAGTGATGGAGCCCTTGCCTGGCAACGGCTGGCAGTTGTAAATAAACATCCGCGGGATGACCGTATTACCTTCGATGAGGCGACCCATAAATATACGATTGATGGGTCGCGTTATGATATTTCCTGTACCGGTTTCGTTCATAGTTTCTTCGGACATTTTGACCCTGATGATGTAATCAAGAAGATGATGCGTAGCCCCAATTGGAAGCCTGGTGGTGCGTCGTACGAAAAGTACAAGGGGCTAACGCCTCAGGGCATTAAGGATTTATGGACGTCATCCGGTGCCGAGGCAAGTGAAGCCGGTACCCGTATGCACTTGGATATCGAACATTACTACAATGCGTCGCCGATCGGCAACCTTGCCGGCGATGGATGGGAAGCGAACCCCAGCACCGAATGGGACTACTTTATGCGCTACGAGAAGAAGTGGCGTCTGGTGAACGGATTTGTACCGTTTCGCACTGAGTGGCTTGTCTTCAATGATGAAATCCGTCTTGCCGGCTCCATTGATATGGTGTACGCTAAGCCTGATGGAACGTATGCTATTTACGATTGGAAGCGCTCGAAGGAGATTAAGACAGAAAACAAGTACCAGAAGGGACTTGGTCCGCTGGCGCACTTGGATGACTGTAATTACTGGCATTACTCTCTACAGCTCAACAACTACCGTTGTTTGCTTGAGAAGTTTTATGGTCTGGTGGTGAATGAATTGGCGTTGGTGATCCTACATCCAAACAATAAGTCGTTCAAGATAGTGAAGCTCAATCTAATGGATGCCGAAGTCGAGGCAATGTGGTTACATCGCCTTGAGCAAATGAATGCTCCTGTGCCTGTTGTGCTGGATATGGTAAAAGAAACGGAGATTGTTACCGAGGTGGAGGAGGCACCAGAGCCAGATACTGGCTGCCTGATTGTAGATGACTAAAAGACGTGTTTTAATGATGATTATTTTTTCGTATGCTAAATAAATGTCGTACAAGACATTGTACTTGTTTTGGGATTTTAACGGAATGTCGTGGAAAGGATACACAGTTGTATCCTCTGTTCCCGACGTAGACGGGTCGGTCAAGTTACATTTGGAGACTCATGTTGAACAGTACTATATGATAGCACAGTTACATACTGATTACTTGGAAATGTATGTAAATTATACGGGGGAGGCTATATTGCCGCCACCTTGCGTTATGACCGCTGCCGGCGGAGGGGTCATAACGGTTAAGTTTTCTTTTAAAGCTCCAGAATAGATGGAGTTGTGGAAACTTCTTTTTATACTAGTAGTTGTCTGTGCACTAGGCACATTTGGTATATTTGCACAGTGGCTAAAACCTATACGTAAATATTTGGATAATGTTTCTACAAATGTAGATCGTTATGTAAAACGTAATTGGCAGGCACAGTATCGTGACCCAATGATATTTTATCCGCGTAAAAGTCATTTACAACACGTAACCTGGGATGAAGGATTTAGCGGTGGGTTTGGTGTTGGCTTTAATGGCGGATTTGGTGTTGGTGCCAACGGTGGCTTTGGCGGTGCAATTGAACCCAACTTCGGTAGTATTGGCGTTGATGATAAGAAAAATACACGTGTTGAGACATTTTACGGGGGCGGTCACGGCGGTGGTGGTCGTGGTGGAGGTGGTGGTCGTGGTGGTGGTGGTCACGGAGGTGGCAGTCGCTGGGGCGGCGGACACGGCGGTCGTAGAGGCTGGGTTGGACCAGGCGGATACGGAGGTCCCAATTCCGGTACCTGGCGTGGTTGGGGTGGCGGCGGAACTGGCGGAAACTGGGGCTGGTATGGCTGGAGCTACCCCTGGGGATGGTATGGACCCGTAAGGTTTGCAGTTGAATGCTACTCCGACTCGGACTGTAGTAAAAAAGAAGTTTGCGGAAGCAATGGATATTGTATGACAATTCCTCCGAATGTTATTTAATTAAGATAAATCTGGCGAACAGGTGCGTCAACAGCAGCTCTAGCAACACGCTCAACTTCGCGAGCAGCAGCCAGAGTCTCCTCTAAGCGACGCGTACGCTCCTGTGCAGCAGTCTCAGATTCCGGCTCTCGCATACGCTCCTCAACATTAATAGAACGAATCTTACGATTAAACTGAGTTTCAATATCACTATAACACTTATTACAATATTTTACAAGATCTTGAACCTGTTCC